AATTTGGACAGCTCCAAATATACTGTAGGTCTTGCAATAGTTCCAAACAAGCATCAACATACATTTAACTAGTGGGTAGAAATGACCCTATAACTTTGATAAGTTGCTTGGGAATGTAAAGATTTATAGATACAAATAGTTGTGGTATAATGTCTAAACAAGGTAAATTTCGTTGCATTTTGTATCTTTATTTGTACAAAATCAGCGATTTTTTAGCATAAATTGCCCTTCCTGAAATTTTTCAAAAATGGGAGGGGGTCTCAAAACTGCAGTAACCCCTTGCCTGCCGAAACCCCGACGCCCTTTTTTCTTCTTTTCTGTATAGTGTGGGATTTTTTGTGACACAAACTCGTTTTTTTTAGGCAAAAAATGGGACAGCGACTTTTGGAGAAATTATGAGTAAAGCGAAACCTGTAGAGCAACGAGAACACAGAATAAAGCCAACACTTGTTGACATTGAAAGTTATAAAAAGCGAGAAATACCACAATTAACTGGAAGATTTCTAAAAAACACAAAAATTTGGTGGAATGATTTTTGGCAAAGTGATTTATCTAGTGCAATAGATGTTAAATCTGATTTACCTGTTGTGCTGAGGCTAGCAAGCTTGATGGATGAGAGAGAACGAATATTCAAACAAGCTAAAAAAGATAGATTAGTCGTTGGAAGTCAAGGACAAGTTGTTCTTAACCCTTTGTATAAGGCTTTACTGTCTGTTGATGCAGAGATAAGACAATTAGAGGACAGAATTGGTCTCAATCCTAAAGCTAGAGTTGCTTTGGGTTTGAGTATTGGTCAAGCTAAGAAAACTTTAGCTGATTTGAACTCAGAACTTGATACAGAAGATTAATTTCTAGCCCAAACAAAGAAAAAGAAAGAAAAATCTAACTACAACCTGAGGGAAGGGTCGGACTTTTCGTTTTGTGGAGAATACTAGTATGCGAGTTCAACATCATAAACAATTTGAATATAAAATTAGATATTTTTTGGCTAATCAAATAAAAAAGTTCAGTTATGTTCTTCTTATTTGGCAGATAAAGCTTGAAAATAGAAATTACTGGAATGCAAACAATGAACACTTTAGGTCATAGAGTAATCAAGTTCATTGAAACTTACTGTGTCCATTCAACTGGAGATTATTTAGGTAAACCTTTTATTCTTCGTGATTGGCAAAAAGAAATACTTCTTGAAATGTTTTCTACTAGAGAAGATGGTTCTTTTAAATACCACACAGCTTATATCTCTACACCAAAAGGCAATGGCAAATCTGAAATGGCAAGTGCTTTGGCAGTAGTAGGTCTTATGGGACTCAATCAAACAGCTCCCCTAATTCCTTTAGTTGCTTCAAGTTATGACCAAGCAGATATTGTCTTTTCAAGTGCAAAACAAATGATTGCAAATGGTGAACTTAGACACTTTGCAGACCTTATGGAAAGAAAAATTGCTTTAAAGGATAATCCTCAAGCAGTAATTCTAAGAGTTCCTTGTGTTGCTGGTGTTAATGATGGAATGAGACCATCAATGGCTGTATTTGATGAAGTACACGAAATGACTGGAAACAAAGAGAGAGCGCATCTAGTTATTTCAAATGGGTTGCGTAAAAGAAAAAATACTATGGGCATCAATATCACTACAGCTGGTGTTGAAAACTCTTTAGCTTATAGATTATATAAATATGCGAAAGGCATTGAGGAAGGAAGCATTGAGGATGAAGGGTTCTACTACAAAATATTTGAAGCAGACCCTGAACTCGATATCCATAAAAAAGAAGAACGCAAGGAAGCTATCAAGCAGGCTAATCCAGCTCTTGGTGACTTTGTTTCTTATGAACAGATTGAAAGAGCGTATCACTCAATTCCTGAAAACGAATTCAGAAGATATTTTCTAAATCAATGGACTACAACAGCAGAGCGTTGGCTTCCAGCTGGCGTTTGGGAAGAATGTTATGAAGAAAAAACAATTGAAAAGAAATCAAAAATCATCCTCGCCTTCGATGGAAGCTACTCAAGAGATAGCACAGCTTTGGTGGGGCTTTCAGTTGAGGAAAGACCTCACATTCAAGTCTTCGGACATTGGGCGAAGCCTGTTAATGAAAACAATCAATGGAAAGTACCAAGAGATGAAGTCTTGGCACGAATTCTTCAAGTCTTCAGAGAATACGAAGTAGTGGAATTTGTTGTTGACCCAATGGGTTGGCACAACGAGCTTGCTGAATTAGAAGAAACAGTAGGCGAAGATATGATTCTTTACTACGAAGGCAATTATAGAAAAAAGATGGCACAGGCTTGTTCTAGGTTTTACACAGCTGTATTAGAACAAACACTAAGTCATTCAGGTGATAATGATTTATTTCAGCACTTGATTAACTGTGTGCCTAAAGAAACACCTCAAGGAACACTTGTAACAAAAGCAAACAAAAGCTCCCCTCACAAGATTGACTTGGCTATTGGAGCAATAATGGCTTTTGACAGATGGTCTGATTTAAAGAATGAACCTGAAGAGCCTGAGGAACTAGAACCAACATTTATAAGTTTATGAAAATTAATTATTTGATTACTGGAGCTGGTCTCCTTTGTTTAGCAATAGCAGGATTCCTTGTGAGTCCTCAAGTAGGTTTTTTTGTGACTGGACTCAGCATATTGAGTTTTGGTCTGATATTCGATTTGGATAGGTTATGAACATAATAGATTATTTGAGAGGCAGAGATAATTTTGAAAGAAGAGCAATTGATGCTTCAACTTTCAATCTTGGTCTTGATGATGAGGGCAAAACAGCTTCAGGTAAATCAGTAGATGCAGGAACTGCAATACAAGCTTCAACAGTGTATGCCTGTGTTTCACTTATAGCTGATTCTGTAGCAACAATGCCAATACATAGTTTTCGTAAAACTGGTGACTATAGAGAGAAAACACCTCCACCAGCTTGGATGAATGCAACAGACTCAATGCCTAATCCTGAAACAGATAGGTTTACTTGGATTCATAGAACAATTAGTTCATTAGCTCTATATGGAAATAGCTACTGGCTTATTGTTGAAAGAGACAATCTTGGATTTCCAAAACAGGTTTATAATCTTCATCCTGAGTATGTTTCTATTGATAGGAAAAATGGCGAGGCTATCTATACCTATGATGGCAAGAAAAGTTACAAAAGATACACAACGCTAACACCTGATGGAGACATCATTCACATAAAGAACTTTGAACAAGGTTCTGAATATGGATTATCTCCTATTGAAGCTGGTGCAGAAGCTATTGGTGTTTCATTAGCAAGTGATGAATTTGCTGGAAGATTCTTTTCTAATGGAGCTGTGCTTAGTGGTGTTATTGAAATGAACTCTACACCTAGTGAAGAATCACTTAGAATTTTTAAACAATCTTTCAATAGAAAACATCAAGGAACAAAGAAGTCTCACAACATAGGAATTTTGACAGAAGGTGCAACTTGGAAACCAATAGCAATAAATCATCAACAGATGCAGTTTTTGGAATCAAGAAAATTCAACAAAATCGAGATTTGTGGTCTTTTCAGAGTAAGTCCATACCTCATTGGAGACTTGTCGGAAACTACAAAACTTGGCTCATCTATCGAAGAACAGAATAGAATTTTCTACGAACTGACACTGCTTCCATACATAAACAGAATTGAACAGGCAATGACAATGATGTTGCCTAGAGGTCAGTTTGCAAGAATAGATGTTTCAGGACTACTAAGAGCTTCTATCTCACAGAGATATCAAGCATATAACTTGGGAAGAAATGCTGGGTTCTTATCTGTAAATGAAATCAGAGCTAAAGAAGACCTAGCCCCACTTGATTCAGAAATTGGAGATTCGTATTTGCAAAACTTGAATCAAGTATCAATAGAAGAACCTCAAGAATAATTTAACTTTCGATGGAGTTCTTTTCGATGGAGTTCGAAAAGGAACAATATGTCTGAAATAGACAACAGATGGGAAACTGTACAAAATATCCCTGAAGAGTATAAGTTCAAAAAAGCTCAGTTTGAATTAGGTCACTGGCATATTCAAGCAGAACAATTTTTGGCTAATACTAACAACAGTAATAAACCATTTCTAGGAGAAGACTGCTTTGAGCTGTTTCTTGAAAGAAGAGGTTTTAAAAAGCTAGATGGACAATATGCAATCAAAGATTTTGTGGATTGTGCAGGTGTCTATCAAGAATTTGGGTACAACCCTAAAGAGAGAGCTTTGCCTTATGGTGCAAAGATTATATCTCATCTAGATAACTGGCGACCTGACTACTGGTTGACTTTTGTTGAAACAGACCAACAGATGAAAGCAATCATTGACCACGATATGAATGCTCCATATTGCAGTTGGAATGAAAAAGTCACTGGAAGATATGTTGAAGTTAAAGGTTCAAGCTGGTTAAAAAATACTGACTTTGAAGCAATGAAACGATTCAATGAAATGCTTATTGAGCAGAATCGTATCGATGCTAAAGCTGGTAAAGGAAGTATAAGACAGATAAGAGCTGAGTTTGTTATTCAGTTTCATTTTCTTGCAGAAAAATCTTGGTATCAGATAGATGACCCTACAAGAAGAAAAGACTGGAAACCAAATATGGTTTGGAGTAAAGAGAAACAAGAATTCTATCCAAGTCTTAGAACAGTTGAAACTTATGCGACTGTAACTTTTGATGAGTTAGAGAAATTATATATTGAAGCTGGTGAGATGCATCAACAAGCTATTGGAAGCAAAAACCCATTAGAAGTTGATTCACGATTTCAAGAAGTGCTTAGAAGAGACCATAAGAATCCAAACTCTAATCCACAGAAGAAACAATGGATTGCTAATCAAATGCACGAGCTTGGATATGAAGATTATGAGGATGTAAAGTATCACAGGCGACTTGATTTATCAGCTTATGAAGTAAAGATGGAGAACTAATTGCCCTACCCTGACCAAGACTTATTTGGCACAAAAGAAGAAGCATTAGAAAAAGCAAAAGTTATAGGTTGTTATCTTGATGAGAACTCCTACCACGAACAAGCTTTTGAAGGTGAAACCTTTTTTATGCCTTGCAAAACACACACTGAATACGATGAGGCTCTTGGTCAAAGGGCAAAAGTTTATTTAGTGTATGGTGCTGGTTGTTCAGGCAAAAATAGTTATGTTAGAGAACATAAGCAAGATGGAGATTTGATTATTGACTTTGATGCTCTACATCAAGCAATTTCAGGTCTTGAATCACACAATCATAACGATGACTTGTTAGGTTATGTTTATGATGCTCGTGATGCCTTATTGAATAGAGTTAGAAAAGAAGGTCACAGCTCTACTGTTTGGATTATTCATACAGCCCCAACTAAAGCTGACAGAAGAAAATTTATAGATGAATTTGGTGCAGAAGCTATTTTGATAGATACACCAAAAGAAGTTTGCTTAGAGAGAGCTTCAAAAGAACGCCCACAAGAATGGATTCAATATATTAACAATTGGTTTGATAAATACGAACCTGAGATTCGTGAGCATATTGAAGTTCCACAATACATTCAGGACAATGCAAAAAGAGGTCTTGAATATTATGAAAAAGGATTTGGTGGAGATGGATTAGTCCAAGCCACCATTGATGAGGCTCGTGATATGGCTGAAGGTATAGTCAGTCACGAAAAAGCCAAGAAAATGAATTCTTGGTTTTTGAGGCACATATCAGATTTAGATTCTGATGATGCAGATGAATTTCTTGCTGGAACAAACGATAGACCTTCAAGAGGTCAAGTCGCTTGGCTTCTTTGGGGAGGTTCAATCAATAAGGAGAATCAAATGGATGCACAGAAATGGGCTGAACGATATGTTGCCACTTTAGAAGAAGAAGATACAGGAGAAAGAATGTCTGAAATAACAAGAGACAAAGTTTTCACTTCTGCTCCAAAGCAAGTGAGACCAACACCTGAACACGACATAAGATATGTTGCTAATGAGATGGAGTTTAGAACTTTAGAAGGTTCTAAAGCTTTGATTAGTGGTTATGCTTCTGTGTTCAATAAAAAGTCACAAGTACTTGGTGGAGGTTTCGTTGAAGTTATTAATAATGGTGCTTTTAACAAAACACTACAGGAAAGAGGAACACAAACCTCACGAGATGACATCAAAGCTTTATTCAATCACGATACATCATTAGTTCTTGGTTCTAAAAGAGCTGGAACACTAAAACTATCGGAAGACAAAACAGGACTTCATTATGAAGTTAATTTAGATTTAGATATCCCTCATCACAGAAGCGCATTCTTGATGATTGAAAGAGGCGATGTTACAAACTCAAGTTTTGGTTTTGATGTTTTAGATGAAAGATGGAATGTATCAGATGATGCAGAAGAACCAGTAGTCAGAGAAGTCTTAGAAACTAGACTCTATGAAGTATCTCCAACAGCTTTTCCAGCCTATCAAGATTCAACTGTGATGGCAGAGAGAAGCTTTAGAAATTTAGCTCATATGAGTGGTCTTCACTTAGACAAACTTATTGAAGCTAATGAAAATGGAGAATTGAAATCACTCCTTCAAAAAGAAGAAGAAACTGTTTTCAATGCTGATGCTAGAAAAAGAAGACTTGAATTACTAAAAAATCAATAGCCTTCTTCTAAGGAACATACCTTATAAAAAGAAGAAGATTTAGAGGTCAGATTCGTTGATGAAACAATTTGACTTCGCCACCCAACAAAACGAGGAGTCGTTGATAAAACACTCCTCACAATTTCTAGGAGAAATAATGAGTAATCCAATAGTTGAAAAACTATATGAAGAGCGAAATAATCTCTGGGAGCAAATGAAAGAGTTAAACGACAGAGAAATTTCTGAAAATCGTTCACTCGATTCTGCTGAAAAAGAGCAATGGGACAAGATGAATGACAGAATGTCAGAAATCGATTCCAGAGTTTCTGAGTTAGCTTCTTTAGAAGAATCTAATAAAAAAGCAGAAGAAGCAAGGGCTATGTTTGAATCAAAGCCTGTTATCGAAGATACACCTGAAGTTGAAAAAACTGATGGACAAATCCTTCGTGCATTTGCTAATGGAGAAGTTCGTTCCCACAATTTTGAAAAAAGAGACCTCACTAAATCAGGTGATGGTGGACTTGTTCCACAATCTTTTTTCGACCAAATAATTGCAAAACTAGATGAAAATGCAGTAGTGCGTTCAGTTGCTACAGTAGTTTCAACTGGTTCAGGCGAAGATATCAAAATGCCTCAAGTTACTGCCCTATCCTCAGCTTCATTAATTGCTGAAGGTGGCGCTATAAGTGAGTCTGACCCAACATCAGCTTCTGTAACTTTAGGTGCGTATAAATATGCCTACTTAGTACAAGTTAGCTCTGAGCTACTTGCTGATGAAGGTGTAGATATCGAAGCATTTCTTGCAAATGATGCTGGTAGAGCTTTAGGAAATGGTGCTGGTGCTGACTTTGCAACAGCTAATGGTTCATCTAAGCCAAATGGCATAATGAACGCTTCCTCAGCTGGTGTAACTTGTGCTTCTGCTACAGCAATCACTTCTGATGAAGTTATTGACTTGATGCACTCAGTAACAAGCCCATACAGAGTGAATTCACAATTCATAATGAAAGATTCAACTCTAAAAGAAATCAGACAACTAAAAGATAGCAATAACAACTATCTCTTTCAACAAGGTCTTCAATTTGGTATGCCTGACACATTGTTAGGTGTTCCAGTATTGACTGACCCAAATATTGAAGCTATTGCAACTGCCAAAAAAGTAATTAGTTATGGAGACCATAGCAAATACTATGTCAGAGAAGTCAATGGTATTCAAGTTGATAGAAGTGCTGACTATGCTTTCGCTAACGATTTAGTCACTTTCAGATTCATATACAGAGCTGATGGCGACTTGTTAGATACAAATGCAATCAAACATATGGTTATGGGTTAATCCCAACCATTACTATCAGGCAACTGATAGAGTCAATGTCCAGTGATGGACACTGACTGGAATACTTGGAAGGTGTCCTAACCTTCAGAGCTTCAGCTCTACCTTCACTACCCCTTCTGAGTGTTCCAGTGAGTTAATTGAGGAGATAAATAATGAAAATCAAAATGCTCGTGGATATCGGTGGTCTATACAATGGCAAAGATATTCCTAAAAAAGGCGAGACTTGGGAAACAGATAAGAATAATGCAGTTGACCTTATTAATAAAGGTTGGGCTGAAGCTATCAAATCTGCTCCTAAGAAAAAGACTGCCTCAGCTAAAGCTGGAAAAGAACAAAGCTAATGCCCAAG